ATGGGAACCATCAACGCCCGCAAGCGCAAAGACGGCAGCACCTCTTATACAGCGCAGATTCTGCGAAAGAAAGGCGGGGCAATAGTTTGGCGCGAAGCCAAGACTTTCGATCGAGAGCGGGAAGCCAAGGCGTGGATCCGCTTTCGTGAGGCGGAGCTCGACAGCCCCGGCGGGCTGGACAAGGTCACTGCGAAGACGTCTACTCTGGCCGACGCCATCGATCGATATAACAACGAAAAGAGCGAGATCGGGCGTACGAAGGCTCAGGTGCTGGAGACCATCAAGGATTTCGCTATTGCTGATATGGATTGCAGCACCATTCGAAGCGGCGATATAGTGGCGTTCGCACAAGAGCTCCTGAGCGGCGGTCGCAAGCCACAGACGGTCGGCAACTATATATCGCACTTGGCCGCGATCTTCCGTATCGCCAAGCCGGCGTGGGGGATGCAGTTGGACCAAACCGCAATGCGCGACGCTCAAGTCGTACTGCGCGATCTTGGAACGACTTCGAAGTCGGACAAGCGAGACAGGCGCCCGACATTGGCCGAGCTGGACCTCCTCATGGAGTTCTTTGTCGATAGGCAGACAAGGGCGCCACAATCTGCACCGATGCACAAAATCATCGCGTTCGCGATATTCTCGACTCGCCGGCAGGAGGAGATTACGCGCATTACCTGGGCGGATCTCGACAAAGCTCATGGGCGCGTGCTCGTCCGCGATATGAAACATCCCGGGCAGAAAAAGGGGAATGACGTATGGGTCGAGCTCCCGCCAGAGGCTTTGCGGATCATCGAAACAATGCCGAAGAAGAAGGACCGAATTTTTCCCTACGGGACAGATGCTATCAGCGCCGCCTTTACGCGCGCCTGCCACACGTTGCAAATCGACGACCTGCGGTTCCATGATCTCCGTCACGAAGGCGTGTCGCGGTTATTCGAAATGGGCCGAACCATTCCGTTGGCGGCCAGCGTGAGCGGGCACAGATCGTGGAGCAGCCTGCAGCGCTATAGCCATCTGCGCGAGATCGGAGACAAGCTTGACGGGTGGCACTGGCTTGAAAAGATTTCCAAATAACGGACGTAAATTGACAATTTTGTAAATCCGTCACAGCATCCCCTTATCAACGAAGTAGGTTCGAAAGGAGATCAGTGAAGGAATGGCATCAGAAAAAATGAATACCGCTGAAGCGGCAAAGTATATCCGCAAGTCGACGTCTTGGCTCAATAAATCAAGGTTAACAGGCTTGGGGCCTGTTTACCTAAAGGTTGGTGGGTCCGTGACATACCTTCTGTCTGATCTTGACGATTTTCTTGCTGCCCAGCGCCGCACAGCCGTTTACGATTTCAATAACGACAACCACAGGGCGTCGCTCAAAGCGGCCTAGCTCCTGCCCACGCGATTTTCTGGACAAATCTGAAGTCGCTGCCGACATAGCCACGCATCACCATCACCAACAATTGCCGACCGGCCCATGCGCCGGCGATAGGAGGAATTTTGCGCGTTTCAACTGAAGTAAACGGACCGTCGCTTGCCGAGGTCCTCGCATTCGTGATGATCGAAGAACCGCAGCACATTGCCCGCGTCGAAAGTTTGACCGCCAACCGCATGGCTGCGATCCGAGGCTGGTACGGGTGGAAGGTTACCGAAGTGGACGTCAACGAAGACGCTGACGAGCTTGTGCGGCTCACGGTCCACGCTCAACCAGTCGGCGGCGGCTACCGCGATGGCGCTGTCACATTCGAGTTCCTCACCGACCAAAATGGTGGGCGCCGATCCGCCCGTCTGGACGCGTTCCTCGCAGCTTGTGGCGTTTCAGAGCGCGTCAATGATACACGCGAAATCTGCGGGCGCTTTTTCGCGACGAAGAACCGCGGAAGCACCGCTCGTGACTTCGGACCGCTCACCAACGCGCTGGTTGGATGATTATGAGAATCTTGAATCTCACGCCAGTCGCCGATCCTGGCGGCGGGTCGATGAAGCATGTCGCCACTTTTGATCTGCAACTCACCGAGTCGGTGGCGATCTATGGCATGCGCCTCCTTCGAAATCCCGCCGGCGGCCATGTTTCTTACGCGCCAACTGCGCTTGGAGGTCGCCGATCGGTGACTTTTGCTCGCCCGCTTGCCGAAGCCATCACCGCCGTTGCCTTGAAGACACTCACGGAGCAAGACACAGCCCATGCCCGCAGCAGCGCAGCAGCCTGACACGCCCACCAAGACCGCCCTTGATATTGCCCTCGAATACAACGCAGTGGGCTGGCCTGTCTTTCCGTGCCGCCACGCCGCTGAAGATGTTGCCGACCCGCAGACCGGTGAGATTGAGACTCGCGGGGCAAAGACGCCACTCGTAACCAATGGGCTCAAAGGCGCAACGCTCAATACTCCCCTGATAGGCAGGCTCTGGACGCGCTTCCCCGACGCAATGATCGGCGTGCCCACCGGCGCGGCTATTGGCGCGTGGGTTCTCGACATCGATGTGCCACCCGGGCACGCGGATGGCCGAATCTGGCTCGCCGAGATGGAAGCCAAGCACGGTCCGCTTCCGCCTACGAGAACGGCAACGACGGCGAGCGGCGGCCGGCACTATTATTGGCGCTACACCACCGAGGTCAAAAACCGAGCATCGATCGGGCCTGGCGCCGATTTGCGCGGGGAGGGTTGCTACGTCATCGCGCCCGGCAGTGTGATGGCTGACGGGCGCTCCTATACCTGGGACAATGACTTTGAAATTGCAGAGGCGCCTGACTGGCTGATGCAGTTGGTCACGCCTCGGCCTGTGGCGGCCGCGCCATCGACGGCGTTCGAGTGTCAAACGCGCACCAACGATCGCTACGTTAACGCGGCTGTCGATGACGAGCTCCGGATTCTCGCCTCCACGTCACAGGGCAGCCGCGGGCACCAAGTAAATGCCAGCGCCTACAACCTTGGCCGATTCGTCGGCGCCAACCTCTTGAGCCGCTCCGAAGCCGAGGCCGGCCTCTATGCGGCCGCAGTGGCAAACGGCGTGGTTGCGAAGGACGGCGAGCGCGAAACGTGGGCTAAGATCCGTCGCGGGATGGAGTCTGGCATCCTGAACCCGAAACAGGTGCCTGAGCCGGATTATGTCGACGACACGCCGCTAATGGATCATACGCGCATGGTTGAGCGGGCGAGGGAAAAGGACGCGGCGAAACTGCATGCGGCGAATGACAACGAGCCCGCTGGTACGCTGGCGACGCCGGCCAAGTTCTCCATTTTCGACTGGCCGAGCAGCCGCTTCGTTGGCGAGCCTCCGATCATTGAGGAACTCGTCGAGGGCACGATCCCGCAAGCTATCCCGGGTATGATTGCCGCCATGGGCGACACCGGGAAGAGTTATGCCGCGCTCGAGCTGCACCGTCGGGTGTCGTTCGGAACATCAACATTCGACCCCCCGATTTTTGGGGGTAGAGTTCTCGCTTCCGGGACGTCCGTTATGGTCACGTCAGAAGATGATGCCGGCGAGGTCCACCGTCGTTTAGCCGCGCTTGACAAGAAGGAGCACCGACTTTCGGATGGCAATAAGCTACTGATTGTGCCGCTGCCCTCGGCTGGCGGGCCGCAGGTGTTTTGGCGCGAAGACCGGCGACTGGGTCTGATCGAGACGGATAATTGGAAGCGCTTATGCGACGAGCTCACCAGCATTGAAGATCTCCGGCTGGTGACATTGGATCCGCTCGCCAGCTTTGCGCACGTGCAGATCAACGAGGATCCGGCTGCCGGCGCGTTCGTCTGTGCGTCGCTCGGCGCCTTGTCGGCCGAGACTCGTGCCACGGTGCTCGTGGCCCATCACATGAAGAAGACGGGCAAGCCTATCGAGAGCCTCGCCGATGCGCGCGAAGCGATCCGAGGCTCCACAGCTCTCGTAGACGGTTTGCGCTTGGCCTATGCGCTTTGGCCAGCCGAAGAGAAGCGTGCGCGGGCAATCTGCAAGGACTTGGGTGTCGAATACACAGCCAACAGAGTGGTGTTCGGGGGCGTCGTCAAGGCAAACGGGGCAGCTCGTCGCATCGTCTCGACCTACGTGCGCAACGAGCATGGCCTTCTCGTCGATCGTACGTCAGGCATCGGCGCATCGAACCTCCCACAAGATGATCTGATGGAGCTGCTGATTGCCGCGATTGCTTCAGCGGCGCATGCGGGGCAGCCGTTCACGAAGACCGGGATCACCGGTCTCTACGATAACCGGGAGCGTCTTGGTGAAGGGTTGAGCGAGCTCGCGCGTCACAAAATCGAAGGACTCGCTCAGCGGGCGATCGAGAGCCAGCGTATCGTCAAGTGTCTCGCCGGCGGCACCACGCCGAAGTGGCTGGATGTGCCGACTGGGTCGTTTGCGAGCGGTCTCGGCGAATTCCGGAAGGGGATGGCTCGTGGATGACGGCGCATCCTGTTTCCACCATTTCCAGCCCTATTGGAAATCGCCCGTTTCCATGGGGATGGAAATGGAAATGCTCGAAGTATCAATAACTTAGCATTTCCGTTTCCGGCATTTCCATCGAAAATGGAAACGGACAACCCACTGATAATATTGGGATTTCCGGGTTTCCGGCGTTTGCCCCTCTTACAGAGGGGTGGCGGATGGAAACGCCACCCCCGATCATGAAGGAGGAAATCATGACCAGTTTTGGAACTCAGCTGATATGAGCCGCCGAATTCGAACTTTTGAGGAATCCGCACGCCGCGAAAGCGCGTTGACCAGGGAGGCGATGCGCACGCTGCTGGCCGACAGCACCGCACCCCGGGATCCACGAGCGCGTGGCGACCACTATCGCCGCCACCTGGCTGACGCACATCGGACAATCGAAATCCTTCAGGATAGGATCAAGGAGGTCGAAGCGGATCGGGACAAGATCAAGCAGGCCCGAGAATACGATCTCTCCTTGTGCGTAACCCGAACGGCGGCCGAGGAAGAGAGGATCGCCGCCTTTCGCCTAGCGCGAGAAAGGGCAGCGCTGCTGATGGAAGGCCCAGATGGCGAGCCAACATCAAGAAGCGAAATCATCCGAGAAATTTCCGATATCAAACCGAAATGGAGCCGCTAATGACCAAAGCACGTGACTTCTCCCAGCTTGCCACGATGCTGGCAGAACACATCAGCGCGCCGGCTGAGCAGCCCAAGCTGACGGTCGTCAAGGCCCGTCAGCCCGCCAACGACAACAAACCCGCGCCGGACGTGCTGGCTTGGCCCGCATTCGAACGCCTGGCCCATCGCGGTGACGTGGTCCGCCTGTTCGCTCTTCGTCATTGGCGTGACCTTTGCTTTCCGCGCGATATCGTCATTGCCGACGCCGAACAGCAATACGACCCGGAGACTGGGATCGAAATCCGCCCGTCTGAGGCCGAGCTTCTTGGCGCGGTGGGCTGGAAAGTCGTCGACCGCGAGCGCTGGGCCTTCACCGGCGAAATGGTCAACGTCTATGAGCCGGCGCAGGAAACGTCGCCCAAATATGCCACCAACCGGAATGGCGATCTAGAGGCGCGACTTGGCGATCTGATGTTCCGAGACGGTGAGCTTAAGCAATGGGGCTCGACGAGGAAGGGTGCGCCCCTCCGGCCAGACGAGCGCCGACGCGGCGAGAAAGGCAGCTCAAAGGCAGGACGAACGGACGCCGAGATACGGTCATATCTGGGACTTAAGGGCGCGAGTTCTCCGCTTCGCTCCGAACCTTATCTGAAGCCGCTTTCGTCTGAGCCGGCGATTGGTGATTACTTCACTCCAACGGCTTCCGCTCGCGAGGCGCGCAAGTTGCTCCAAGAGCATGGCGTGGACGGTTCGGTTCTTTTCGAGCAGTTGCCTTTTCCGGCGACGCGTTACGCAAACGGCCTTGCTCCTGATGCTCTTTGGTGGGGTGGCGTAAAGGAGCCGAAGCCAACGGCATCGGAGCCGGCGGGGAGAGAGCCCGATTTCGTTCGACTGATGGAAACGTCGGATTACGTTGATCGGATGCGGTTCAAGCTGGGTGACCACGCGAAAGTGTTGGACCTAGCGATCGGCGACACACCAGCAGTGGAGATTGGCATTGCCATGGGTCTTGCTCCTGCCTATGCGGCAAAGCGAGGCGCCACGCTCATAGATGAGGCAATAGATAAACTGATCGAGATGGACGAAACGGCGCGAGCCGATTTCGGATCTATTCCGGAAAAAGTTGCAGCATGATGTCCAGTCAACGGCATGCTCAAACCGTATTTCTGTGAAGGGTTCAAAACCCAGCGGCAGCTTCGGCTGCCGTTATCCTTTGAGGCGCCATCGAACGCGGACGCTTGAAGCTCGCGAGATCCGTTGGGACAGCCTCGATCCCACAGTAGGTACGGCAGCGGACATTTAAGTCACTGCTAATGGTGCACATATAATTCGTTGCGCCGGGTCGGGTTCTTCGTCCGGCGCAGCGGCGTGCTCCTGCGTTTAATGGATGGCGCGGTTGAGCCGCCGCACCTCTGTCAACGGAAGCCGAAGAAGCTCAGGATAGCGAGCACTATGACTACGGCGCCAACGAGCCAGATTAGATTGTTCATTTGAATCTCCTGAAATTCGCCTAGTTGCAAGCACATAATGTGTGGCGGCGGTTCAGGTTCCAATTCCCCATTGCCTGGCGCTCTCTCCTCGGCGACTGGCGATCCCTGCGGCTGCTCCCTTAATTGGTTGAGCGGCCGCTTTCGGTTTCATCTGAATGTAGCGCAGACTGGTAGCGCACGTGACTTGGGCTCACGGGGTCGCAGGTTCGAACCCTGCCATTCAGACCAATCATGCAGGGTAGAGCAGCATGGTAGCTCGTCAGGCTCATAACCTGAAGGCCGTCGGTTCAAGTCCGACCCCTGCAACCAAATCAGATGCGCGCTCCGAAGAAGCTGCGCTCTATCGCCGCCTGTACAAGACCGCCAGATGGCAACGCATCAGGCAACTGCAGTTAGCCACTCATCCTCTCTGCCAATGGTGCATGGAACAGGATGTGGTGACCGAGGCGACTGAGGTGCACCACGATGGTGCGCACCGAGGTGACCTCGAGCGGTTCTGGTATGGGCCATTCATCTCGACATGCAAGCCATGCCATGCCTCACGCGGCCAGCTTGAGGACAACGGCAAGACGGTTGTGCGATACGGCTCTGACGGGTGGCCGATCTGAAGTGTTGCATCAATGCAACACTGGGAGGGGGTGGGTCGATCCTTCGAGCCGTCGCCTTCGCTGGACCGGCGCGGGCCATTCGCGCACATTTTTCCAATTCAAATGATGGGGTCTTTGGGGATTTTGGCGGAGCATAGCTCGACGCCCTGATGATTTCAGAACGCTATATCGATCCAACAAATTTGTCAAGGATTTCCTGAATGGCAAGGCCAAGAACACCGAAGGCTAAAGCCAAGGTAACCGGCCAGGCATCAGTCAGGCGCAAGAAGTTCGAAGAGCGCAACGAGCCCACGGTCGCCGACGAGCTCGGTGATCCGCCCGACTGGATCAAAGACACCGACACGAACAAGGCAAGGGAGGCGTGGCAGACGCTGCGCATCGATATTCCTTGGCTCAACAGCAGCCACCGAATTTTGGTGGCCACGGCAAGCAACATTTTGGGGCGCATGATTGCCGGCCAGGAGTGCGGCGTGCAGGCAATGAATTTGCTGCGGCAATGCCTTGGCCAAATGGGAGCGACGCCTGCGGACGCAAGCAAGGCCGGAGCTAAACCTGATGGCGAAAGCAAAGACCCGGCCGACGAGTTCTTCGACTAGCGTTCCAGCGCATTTCAATCCGCCTTATCCTGCCGGCCCGGTCGACGAATACGCGGATGCTGTAATCAATGGCACGATCATCGCTGGCCCGCACGTGCGCAACGCCTGCCGCAGGCATAAAGACGACAGACTGAACGGCCCAGCGCGCGGCATCCACTGGGATCCTGAAGCGGCCGACCGAGTGCTGCGGTTTTTTCCGGCTGTTTTGAGGTTGAATGGCGGCCAGTTTGAAGGCCGGCCGTTCCATCCGCATATTTCTCAGCAGTTCAAGATCGGCTCCATCTTCGGATGGAAGCGCGTTGAATCCGACGGCGCAATCCTGCGACGCTTTCGGCGCGCCTACATCGAGGAAGGCAAAGGCAACGGCAAGTCGCCGCTGGCCGCCGGCATCGGGCACTATTGCCTAACGTCGGATGGTGAGGCGGCCGCCGAAATCTACGCCGCGGCTGCGAACAAGGATCAGGCATTCGTTCTGTTTCGCGACGCGGTCGCGATGTACGAGCAGTCGCCGGCGCTCAAGTCGAAGCTGACGCCATCGGGCGGCAATCCGATCTGGAACCTGTCATACCTCAAGAAGCGGTCATTTTTCCGACCGATCTCACGCGAGGGCGCGCACTCCGGCCCGAGGCCGTATATCGCGCTTTGCGACGAGATCCACGAGCATCCCGATGGCAAGGTCATCGAAATGCTCGAGCGCGGCTTCAAGTTTCGCCGGCAGCCGCTTCTGTTCATGATCACGAACTCGGGGAGCGATCGCAATTCGATTTGCTGGGATGAACACCAGCACGCCGTCAAGGTAGCGGCCGGCACGCAGACGCCGGATGATGATTTTACCTATGTTGGCGAGGTCGTCGACGACACGACATTCTCGTATGTCTGCGCGCTCGACAAAGACGATGATCCATTTACGGATCCGACCTGCTGGCAGAAGGCCAACCCGCTCTTCGGCGTGACGCTCAAGCACGATTATCTTGCCGGCGTCGTCAACCAGGCGAAGGACATCCCATCCAAGCGGAACGGCATTCTACGGCTGCACTTTTGCGTCTGGACGGAAGCCGACACCGCATGGATACCGCGGCCGATCCTTGAAAAGGTGATGGTCGACTTCGACCCGTACGCCGAGCACAAGGGCAAGCAGATCACCGCCGCTGGCCTCGACTTGTCTGGCGCCAAGGATTTGACCGCGGCGGCTTTCGTTGTTGAGACCGGATCCAAGCGCGTCACGCGAGAGGACGGCACTGAGGCCGATTTGCCAACCTTCGATCTCTGGATCGAGGCGTGGACGCCTCGCGACACCATGGACGAGCGATCAAAGGTCGACCATGTGCCTTACCGGCTGTGGATGGACCAGGGATACATCAACGCTCCGGAGGGCGCACGTGTACGATATGATCATGTTGCTGCTCTATTCGCTCGCCTTAACTCCGAGCACGGAATTGGCGTTTTGGCTTTCGACCGTTACGCGTTCGATAAGTTCGAAACTGAGCTCGACGAGTACGGCGCCAGCATCAAGACCGTAGCCCACCCGCAGGGCGGCAAGAAACGGGCAAAACCCAACGAGGACAAGGTGCAGGCGGCGAAAGATGCCGGATTGGATCCGCCGCTCGGCTTGTGGATGCCTGGCAGTGTTGCGGCGCTCGAGGCGCTTATCCTTGAGGAGCGTGTGCGGCTTAGAAAGTCGCCGGTCTTGCTGGGCGCGCTGATGGGCGTTGCGATCGAAACCGACCCGCTTATGGGCAATCAGTGGTTCTCGAAGAAGAAAAGCACGGTGCGCATTGACCCGGCCGTGGCTTCGGCGATGGCGGTTGGTGCCGCGGTGGATGGCTTTGTCGAGATCAAACCGGTCACGAGCCCCTGGGATGATCCGGAATTCTCGCTCACAAAGGCGGCATAATGGCAATAAAAGACTGGTTTAGCCGCCGAAACGCGGAACAATCGCCGGAAACGCGCGCGACTATCGAAAATCCAACGATCCCGGCGAGCGCCGACAATTTCCTGGCGTTCTTCGGCATCAACTCGGCCAATTTGCCTGCCGTTACGGTCGACAGTGCGCTGACGGTGCCTGCGGTCTGGGCCGCGGTCGCGTTCATGTCGCGCACGCTGGCTGCACTGCCGCGGCACGCCTACCGTGACACCAAGGCCGGCGCAACGCGCATCACCGGACGGCTGGAAACGGTCGTGAACATCGCGCCAAACGACGGCATTGGCTCTTTTGCCTTTTGGCAGTGGTTCTGGCAGCAGGTTTTCACGCACGGCCGAGGACTGGCCTACATCGAACGCACGCCGCAGGGCGTGGATTCGCTCTGGCCGATGGATCCGACGAAAACGACCGTCAAGCGCGTCGGCCTCAAGATCACATACGACTACGAGGGCAAGACGTATGACGCGGCCGACGTCATCGACGTGCCGTTCATGCGCCGCAGTTGCGGATTGAGGCACTACGGCCCGATCGCGCAGGCGTCCAAGGCAATCCAGCTTTCGATTGCCATGAACGACTACGGATCGAACTTCTTCGCCGGCGGTGGCGTTCCTCCGCTCGCGCTGAAAGGCCCATTGCCGGCGAGTGGTGATGCGCTGAAGCGCGCCCAGGCCGACATCAAGCGCGCCGTCGACGCTGCAAAGGGCGCCGGGGAATCGGTCTTTCCAATTCCGCCGGGCTATGATCTGGATCCGGTCGGGCTTGACCCCGCCAAGGGGCAGATGATCGAGGCTCGCCGCTTCCAGGTCGAGGAGATCGCGCGGACCTATCAGCTTCCGCCGGTATTCCTGCAAGATCTGTCGCGCGCGACGTTCAGCAACGCCGAGCAGCAAGATCTGCATCTAGTCAAGCACCTGATCGGCCAGTGGGCCAAGGCGCTCGAGGACGAGATCAATCTGAAGTTCTTCGGCCGGTCGGCGGGCAGCCGCTATATCGAGCACAATCTCGACGGACTTCTCCGCGGCGACTTCAAGACGCGCATGGAGGGCTACGGCATCGCGATCCAGAACGCCATCCGCACGCCGGACGAGGTTCGCAAGCTGGAAAATCTGCCGGCCAAAGGCGAAGAGGCGGACAAGCTTCACATCCAAGGGGCAACTGTGCCTCTTGGATCACAGCAAAAGCCATCGGCCGCAACGACGACCGATCAGCCGGCCAATGATAACAATTCCGAGAATGAGGCCGAGGCCGCATGACGACTACGACAGAGCTAGAGACCCGCGCCGGCGTTCCCGCCACCGTGAGCGACGACGATGCGGGTATAAAGGTGTCCGGCTACGCGGCCGTGTTCGGCCAGACCACAGACATTGGTGGATTCTTCCGTGAAGTGATCGAGAAAGGCGCATTCAGAGACGCAATCGGGCGTGATGACGTTGTGTTCCTCGTCAATCACGATGGACTTCCACTTGCCAGGACGAGCTCGGGAACGCTGACGCTGCGCGAGGATGAGCGCGGCCTCTATATGGAAACCGTGCTCGATGCACAAGATCCTGACGTCAAGTCAATCGTTGGCAAGATGAAACGGGGCGATTTGAGTAAGATGTCGTTTGCCTTTCGGGCCGACGTGCAGGAGTGGGACGACACGCAAGATCCGCCGACGCGTACCCTGAAAAAGGTTTCGCTCCACGACGTCTCTATTGTCACTACACCCGCATACGGCGGCACTAGCATCGGCCTGCGGTCGCTTGCTGCGGCCAAGGCGGAGGGCGGCGCTCGAAACGCCGCCGCGGCGCGCCGCCGCATCGCCGAGCGCGAGGCGCGGCAAGAGCAAAAGATTCGTGGCATCCGGCAGGACGCTGCGTAGTCACCCGGCCACCAGCCGGAGGGCCGGACACGACGTCCTGCCAACACCACCACACCACCACATTTTGGAGACTTGCATGACTCTCACTGAGCTGCAGGACAAGCGCGGCCGTCTCGTCACGGAAGCACGCGCTGCCCTGGACGAAATCAAGAAAAACACCGACGAAGCTCGCTCCGCCGAGCTCGAAAAGCGCCATGACGACATCATGGCTGAGTTCGACCGCGTCGAGCGCAACATCAAGCGTGAAGAAGACCAGGCCGCACTGGAAGCTCGCTTCGCTGCTCGCCAGGAAGAAGATCGCGCCAAGAAGCGCCCGGGTGCTGGCGGCGAAGATCGTGCATCCGGCTCCGAGACCGGCGAAAAGGCGGAATATCGCGAGGTATTCTTCAAGTTCCTCGCCAACGGCGCCGAACTGTCAAACCTCGACGCCGAAGAGCGCAAGGTTCTGCGCGCCGGCGCCGTCCAGGACATGGAAAAGCGTATCCAGACCGGCGGCACAAACACCGCTGGCGGCTATACCGTGCCGGTCGAGCTGCAGAACATGCTCGTTCGCACGATGAAAGCCTGGGGGCCGATGTACGACGCTGACGTTGTGAGCGAGCTGGTTACAACTGCCGGCAACCAGCTGCCGATCCCGACCACCGACGATACCGGCAAGACCGGCGTCCAGGGCACGGAAGGCACGGCGCTGACCGACGACGGTTCTGCCGATGCTGTCTTCGGCCAGAAGCAACTCGAGGCCTACGACTTCAACACGAAGTTCGTGAAGTTCTCTTGGCAGCTCGCGCAGGATTCGATTTTCAGCATGGAAACATTGCTGGCCGACCTGCTCGGCGAACGCCTCGGCCGCCTCGCCAACTCTCAGCTGACGACCGGCACCGGCTCGAGCGCTCCGAATGGTATCGTGACCGCGGCCAGCCTCGGCAAGACGGCGGCTGCGGCCACCGCAATCGCCGCTGACGAAATCATCGACCTGTCGCATGCCGTTGACCCGGCATACCGCATCTCGCCGAAGGTCAGCTTCATGTTCAACGACCTGACGCTGGCGGCCATCCGCAAGCTGAAGGACGGCCAGGGCAACTACCTCTGGCAGATGGGCAACGTGAAGGAAGGCGTTCCGGGCACGCTGCTCGGCTACCGCTATGTCATCAACCAGGCAATGGCGAATATCGCCACCGGCAACAAGACCATCCTCTTCGGCGACCTCGGCAAGTACTGGGTCCGTAAGGTTGGCGGCCCGGTTATCGGCGTCCTGCGCGAACGCTTCTGGCCGGATCTCGGCATTGCTGGTCTGATCCGCTTCGACGGTGAACTGCTCGACACGGCAGCCGTCAAGTACCTGGTGCAGGCCTAATCATTGGGCGGGCTGGCTTCGGTCGGCCCGCATCCATTCCCGGAGGCGACATGCTTTTGAAAATGATTGCCGGCTTGTCCGGCCCGGAATTCAGCTTGGCGCCTGGCGACGAGCACGAATTCAACGACGATGAGGCGCAGCGCCTGATCGATGCCGGCTTTGCCGAGAAGGCCGATGCGCCTGCAGAGGCGCCCGTGAAGACCAAGAAGGGCAAGGCGAATGTGGTATCCACCGAAGGTGACGCAGGCGCCAACTGATCCAATTTCCGTCGACGAGGCGAAACGCCACTGCGTGGTGCTTCACAACGATGATGATGCTCTTTTCGGTGCATTGATCTCCGCGGCGCGCGATTACGTCGAACGATACTGCAATACGCCGCTGGCGACGCAGACAATCGAAGTGAAGTGCGATCGGTTTTGTGATTTCGATCGCCTGCCAGCCGCGCCGGTGCAGTCAGTCACCTCGATAGCGTATGTCGCGACCGACGGCACTGACGCCACGGTCACATTGAGTGACACTGACCAGCGTTTTGACGGTCTTGAGGCGGCGATAGCGCCGGCATACGGCAAGCAGTGGCCCGTTCCGCGCAACGGATCTCGTGTCACACTGACGGCGATCGTCGGCTATGCCTCGCTGCCGCCATCCATCAAACACGCGATGCTGCTCTGGATCGCCGATGCCTACGAGCAGCGCGAAAGCAAAGAGCTGCCTGGCTGGTCCGCGTTCGACGCGCTGCTTTGCAACCATAGACGCGGCGTGTAAGCCGCAGGAGACTTTTCCATGGCAGATCTCGTAATAACCGCGGCGAACGTTTTGGCCGCAAGCAACGCTGAGCGCGATCAGGGCATCGCCGGCGAAACCATCGCGGCCGGCAAGCCTATCTATCTGGCTGCTGCAACCAATCGATGGATGCTCGCCGACAGCAATGCCGCTTCAGCAGAAGCGAGGCAGGCAAAGGCTATTGCGCTGAACGGCGCATCGGCTGGTCAGCCTGTGGCATTCCAGAAAAGCGGCGACATCACGATCGGCGCAACGCTGGTTGCCGGCACGGCGTACTACTTGTCAGACACTCCTGGCGGCATCTGCCCGCTGGCAGACATTGGCAGCGGCGAATATGTCGTGCTGATTGGCATCGCGAAGTCGACAAGCGTCATGCAGCTCAGCTTCCAGTATCCGGGCGTTGCGCTCTAATGCCCTGGGTTCGCTTTCTGGCGGACTATGACTGGCGGGCCACGCCCGCCGTCACACTGGCATACAAAACCGACACGGTTGCACTTGTAACCACGGCGTGCGCCGCCGCTGCGAAATCGGCAGGCAAGGCGGAGGCGTGTCAGCGTCCGAAAGGCGACAGCAAATGACCGAGACGCGTGGCGCAGGCAAACTGCGTGAGAAGTTGCTTTTCCAGCGTCGCGCGATCGTTGATGACGGCTTTGGGAATGAGCAATCAGGCGATTGGGAAACGAAGTTCGTTGCGGCAGCCGAACTCATTCCGCTTAAAGGCGGCGAGCCGGTGCTTGCGGCCAGGCTCACCGGTATTCAACCATACATCATTCGCATCCGATCATGTACCGACGCGCGAGCGGTTACACCCGCATGGCGCGCTGTCGACGCCCGGCAGCAAAGCAGATCATTCAATATCACGGCGGCTGTAGATCCCGACAATAAGAACGCCTGGCTAGACATCATGGCTACGCTTGGAGTCGCGACCTGATGGCGATGATGGCAGAGCTCAAAGGGCGCGACGCGCTGATGCGCCGCCTGAATCAACTGGCGCCGAACGTCGAAAAATATGCCGCTGAGGCGAAGCTACAGGTTGCCGAAGAGGCCGCGGAATTGATGCGCGAGCGCGCTCCGACGGGCGCAACTCTCGAATATCGCGAGAGCTTCAGCGGCGAGCGCCTAGCCAACAATCCCGATAAGCGGCAGGTCGGCATTTCGGAAACCAAGGATCCGTCAGCCGCCGGCGTGTTCGCCGAGTATATCTGGCGCTTCCTGGAATTCGGAACTGCGCCACACAGCACCGCCAAGGGCGGCGGCACGGTTCTTGGGAAAAAGATTGCGGCGCAGGGCGGCAAGGGGATGCACCCAGGCACGGCTGCGCAGCCGCATATCTTCCCGACCTGGCGCGCCTACAAAAAGAAGGCATCAGCCAAGATCCGCGCGGCCGTCAACAAGGCGGTGCGCGAGGCCATGGGGAAGGGATAGTCAATGGCGAGCGCCGAACTCGAATTGCAGGGTGCCCTTGTCACACGCATGAAGGCGGATGCGCCATTGACCGCGCTTGTGCAGGGCAGGGTGTACGACCAGCCGCCGTCTCCGGTGACCTATCCCTATGTCACCATAGGAGAGGCCCAGACCATTCGCGACGACGCAACGTGCGTCAGCGGCGAGCAGGTTTATCTGACGCTTCATGCTTGGTCTCAGGCTGTAGGGTTCCCGGAAGTCAAGCGGATCGCCGACGCTGTCGTCGAAAGCCTGCATCTAGCAGCGCTCGCGCTGCCGACCAACAGATTGATCTCAATCATGCACCGGCAGACGCGGACTTTCCGCGATCCTGACGGGCTGACCAGCCACGCTGTTATCGAAGTCGTGGCCAATACCGAAAAGCCGTAGCTTTCGCGCCGGCCAACCACCACATCAAATTGGAGACTTGCACATGGCAGATGGCCAGCAGCTTGGCCGCCTCCTGCTGATTCAGATCGGCGACGGCGGAAGCCCCACGGAAACTTTCACGAACCTCTGCGGCCTCAAGACCCGCAGCTTCAACATATCCGCATCCGAGATCGACACCACGATCCCGAGTTGCACCAATCCAGGCGGTCCCGTCCAGAAGACCAGCCGGCCGGGTATTTCGAACCGCACTTTCACCGGTTCCGGCAACTTCGTGTCGAGCGCGGCATCCGACATCTTCATGAACCACGTGCGCGCGGCCGAGGCCTTCAACGCCAAGGTCATCGTTCCTGGCGACGGCACCTACACCGGCTCCTGGATGGTCACCGACTTCTCGTTCAGCGGCGACGTCGAGCCGAATATGGAATTCAGCGCGACTTTCGTTGCTGCTGACGTCCTGTCGTTCACGGCCGAAGCCTAAAACGTAGCGAAAGAGGAGAAGACTATGGCCGAATTGGTCTACAAATATGCAGTCAACGAGGCGCGCGGCGAAGCGCGCCTCATCATAGATGGCGTCGAGCTCGTGCTTGCCGCTGAAATGGGCCGCCTGTCGGCAGTCTCTACGCGGCTGCAGTGCAAGTCGTTGAACGATCTGTTCATGCGCCTGTCTGGCGTTGAGGCCGCGGCCACGCTTGCAGGCATTGAGCTCCTGACGGTCAAGGGCAATGCGCTCGAGGCCATCACCAAGATCAAGCTCAAGCATTTCCCCGATTGCGCCGCCGCATTCTCCGCCATCCTGGCCCACCATTTCGAGGGCGACGAGGGAAACGTGGGCGCCGTCGGCGAGACGGCATAGACCACAAGCCTGACGACGAAATGCCATTCCGCCAATGGATGCGGACTGGCCTCGGCGGGTTGGGCTGGCGGCCGGCTGATTTTTGGGCTGCGACGCTGACTGAGTTCTTTGAGGCCATCAAAGGTCACAATGAGTCACAGGGGGCAGAAGAGCCCACTACAGCTCCGAGCGCTGATGAACTGGCCGCGTTGGTCGCGAAGTACGGTTAAGTGCCAAAAATACCCATTAGCGCAGCATCTTCCATCTCGCGCTTTTCGTATGGGTACATGACATTTTCCTTGATGCACATCGCAATATCGCTTGCCAGCTTTGCCGGCACATCCCTCTTGCTTTTTATTGGCGTCTTGGAATTGATCTCCATAAGATCGTCCACCCGGGACCGGCATCCATCCGATGCAAGAACGGAAAGGTCCCGGGACCTTGCAAAGCTAGCGGTCGCTTCCTCTGCATCTATCCGATCTCGATAAGCCGCATAGGTCTGCGCACCCATAAAGCCGCCACCCGCAATGACGACCACGCAGGCGGCACCAACAAGCGCCTTCAGCCAAGTATCCATCATCCCCTCCAGCTCGCAACTACGCGAGCTTTTTCTATTTTAAGGCGAAATGCTGATGGCTGACAATGCCGATGACCTGATTATCTCGATTTCGACTGACCAGGCCACTCTCCGTCGCAGCATCAAGCGCATCGAGCAGGATCTGGGCACACTGGCCGGCAGTGTTCAGAAGCAATTCACGGCCGTCGGCAAATCGATCGACAACTCTGTTTCTTCGACCCTGCAGAAGCGCATCGAGGCCACGGTCGGCATCGGCACGAAGGCGTCGAAAGAGTGGACTGGCGCGCTGGCTGACCAGGGCAAGGAGCTCGAACGCTTACGCGCTCGCTACAGCCCGCTATTTGCCACGATAAACCAGTACAAGACCGCAGTTGCCGATATCAAGCGAGCACACGCGCTCGGCGCCATATCGGCTACCGAGATGGCCACTGCAATCAGCAGGGAGCGGCAAGCGGCGCTTGCCTCTACGGCTGCCATCAAGGGGCGCAACGCAGCCCTGGCTGCCACGCCGGTGCAGCACGCAGCTGGTGGCACTGGCGCCTTCCAGACCGCGAACATCGCGGCGCAGTTCCAAGACATTGCTGTGCAACTTCAAGGCGGCAGCAAACCGCTTACGATCGCCCTGCAGCAGGGAACCCAGCTTGCGTCAGTCTTCCAGACGATGGGATCCGGCAAGCAAATCATTGCAGGTCTTGGTGCGGCTTTTGCCAGCCTTGTCAGTCCGGTGTCGCTCGTCACTATCGGGTTGATCGCTGCTGGCGGTGCAGCATATCAATATTTTACGTCGGTCGGCGAAGGCGGGGAAAAGTCCGAAAAGGCGCTCAAAAAGGAAGACGAGCTGATCCAGCGCGTCGCCGATAAATGGGGCAGTGTCCTTCCAGAGCTTAAGAAATACGCGGACGAGCGGCAAAGACTTCTAGACGTCAAAGAACAAAAAGATGCGTCCCTTGCGGAGGCTGATAATCAGTGGACAGAACTTCGTAAGACCATCGGTCAGACGACCGCAGCATATGCCGGGTTTCTGCAGACTTTCAACGACCAAGCGGCCGACACCGCAAAGGTTGGCGCCCTCCAGAAAGCCTACAAAGACCTAAGCGACGGCATCGCCAAAGGCACGGCAACGTCTGAGCAGGCCAAGACGGTTCAGGAAGCGCTTCTTGCCCTGATGCAGGATACCGGCATCAAAGCGGTAGGAGACTTTGCCAAGACATTCGATGGGCTGGCTGCGTCTATAGCCGCTGCACGAAGTGAGGCAGATAAACTCAAGAATGCGCCGATCTTCAACGAGAATGTTGAAAAGAGCCGCCTTCCTGTGCTTGGCACGATCGGCCCCGTCTATTCTGACAACGGCAAATTAATTACCGATCCTAACGAGATCGATCGCTACAACAAGCAGCAAGAAGACAACCGCAATCCGAAGATCGATACCGGCCGAGGCGTGCCCGTCCCGGTCCCGACTCCGACGGCAAAGCCGATCCAACTCGGCGAAGAGCCAAACAAGCAGGCCGAAACAGCCGCCACGAAAGCCGCCAACGCTTACCGCGACCTGCAGAAGGCAGCCGATGACCGCATCGGCCAAGTCAAGCAGGAAATCGATCTCCTAGGCAAGTATGGCATCGAAGCGGACGCCGCGCGTTTCGCGCTCGATTTGTTTCAGCAGGCCGAGGACAAGGGCCGCTCGCTTTCAGACGCGCAGCGTGCCGAGATACAGAAGAAGGTAGATCTCTATCGCCAGTATTCGGAGACGCTTTCCAAGGCGAAGCTGCAGCAAGATCTGCTGAACGATATGCGATTTGACTCGCTGTCCAAGCAGGATCAGCAAGTCACTACGACACTTCGCCAGTACGGCCTGCCCGAAGACCTCAATAGCGAGCAAGCCCGCCAGATCAGGCAGTCTATCAAAACCGGTGAACTGCGTGACGATCTCCATTCCTTTGCAACCGACTTCAAGAATGCCCTGCTGAACAACGGCGGCGACATCGGCAAGGCCTTTGCAGACGCCATCCAAAATGCGATCCTGAACCAGATTTCGAAAATAGCAGACCGTTTCATCGATCAGCTTATCAACGGGATCATCGGTAGCATAACGGGGCAGCCAGGCGGAGCGTCCGGCGGCATCGGTGGGGCGATCTCCACTGCCGTAACGGGCGCGGTAAGCGGCAAGGCTCCGGTCATTCCTGTATCTCGGTCTTCTTTGCCGGATGTCAGTGCATACGCCAAGGCAATCAAGTCCATCGAGAGCGGCGGGAACTACGGCGCGCTTGGGCCAATAACCAGGTCTGGGGATCGCGCATACGGTGCCTATCAAGTCATGGGGGCCAACATCCCATCATGGACGAAAGCGGCGCTCGGTAGATCTATGACTCCCAGCGAGTTCCTGACGGACAGGGGCGCGCAGGATGCTGTTTTCAGCCACAGATTTGGCGGTTATGCCGATAGGTTCGGCGCGTCTGGGGCTGCGCAGGCGTGGTTCGGAGGCCCTGGCTCTGTTGGCAAGGGTGGCGCAGGGCGGGATATTCTTGGCACCAGCGGTGCTGAATATGTTTCCAAGTTCAACGACTCCCTTACGAAGGCGAGCACCGCGATAGATCTGCAGACCAACCGTGCGGTTGACGCAGCTGGCGGCCTCGGCAGAGTTGCTGGCTCGGCTGGAACCGCAACGGACGGCCTCGGGCAACTCGGCAGCGGCCTAACCAAGTTCGGCAACACGCTCAGCTCGGCTAACGTCGGCGGCGGCGGAGGCGGTGGCTGGGGTCAGCTCGCTGGTGGTTTTTTTGGTGGGGTATCTCCTCTTAGCCCCAATTGGGCGCCGAATACCACGTTCAGCGCGTTTCTCGGGCTTGCTGATGGTGGTCACGTAACTGGCCCGGGCGGCCCGACGAGCGACAGCGTTCCGGCGATGCTCTCCAATGGGGAGTACGTCATCAATGCTGCGTCTACGCGAAAGCACAGGCGGCTGCTGGACGCCATAAACAATGGCACGATCGGCCACTTCGCCGTGGGCGGCGTTGTCGCTCCGAGGCTGACGCCGTCATCTTCTGGGCGAATGTCTGCATCTGTCGCCAACGTCGAGGTCAAGATCATCAACAACAATGGCTCGAAGGTTTCGCAGACGAAGCGAACCACTGCCTCGGGCCAAACAATTGAGATGGTCATTGACGACATGGTCGCCGACAAGATGTCAACGCCGGGTTCGCGGTCCCGCGGGGCAGTGCAGTCGCAATTTGGTCTTCAAAGTGGGTTGGCAAGACGATGACAGCTTTCTGGCCGAACGATCTGCCGAAGGGCTTTACGCTCTCCTCCTACCAGGAGACCCGGCCCAACAATGTCATATATTCTGAAGTGTCGATCGGGCCTGCAAAGGCCCGTCGACGCACCACATCAAATGTGTGGGACCAAAGCGGCACGATGATCATGACCTACGGTCAGTATCGTTCCTTTCTCAGTTTTGTCTCTGACGTCATCAGCGATGGCGCACAGGCGTTCTGGTTTCCGGACAGGCTCGGCGGCGCAGATTTGCTCGTGCGTCTAAAGGAGCCGCCCAAGGCGTCTCTTGATGCAAATTCATGGCAGGTTTCGATCGCATTGGAGGTGCTTCCATGAGCCGCAGCGTATCGCCAGGCTTCCTTGATGCAGCCTTCGCGCAAGAGACTGGAGAGGTTCCGGTCTGTCTGCTGACGGTGACGCACGAGGATCTTGAAGAGCCGATTTATTTGTCTAGCGATGCCACGACCCGCCTCTCGGATGAGCCGCTGGTCTATGGGACCGAGAGCCGAGGCCAGCAATACCTATACCTGCCCTTTGAGTTTACGCTGCCGGACGATCGCGGCGACAGTCCGCCCCGGGTGCAGCTCACGATGGATAACATCGACAGGTCACTCGTGGCCATCCTGCGCGGCTTCTCAACGCCTGCAAGCATTGTGATGGAGATCGTGCTGGCATCCGATCTTGACGCCGTCGAAATCACGATGCCTGCGCTGCAGATGTCTGACGTCACAATTGATGACCACACGATCTCAGTTACGCTGGTGGCCGATGCCCTAGTCAACGAGCCGCACCCCGCCGGCCAGTTTACCCCCGGTTCGTTCCCAGGACTATTCTGATGGAGCGGTTCATCGGTATCCCATACGTCCCGCACGGCCGAGGCTACGACGGGGCGGACTGCTGGGGCATCCTTTACCTCTATTACCGCGACGTTCTTGGCATCTTGGTGCCCACGTATGTCGACGAGATGGAGTCGAGGCGGTTTGACAGACGGGATATAGGGCCACTGATCGCTGCGGAACGGGCGCGCGACTGGGTTCAAGTCGAAGCTCCTGCCATTGGCGATTGCGTCCTAATGCGCGCCGGGCGGCACGACAGCCACGTCGGGGTTTTCGTCGGCACCGGGCGCATGCTGCACTCAGAAGGGCCGCACCCCTCCCAAATTGAACGGATGGCCGACGTGCGATGGCGCGACCGGATCACCGGGTTCTACAGGATAATCCATGTTGATAGCCCGAAACATGACGCCCCATATCATCGGGCCGAAGGAGAAGGTTGACGTCTATCTGCGCCGATCTCCTCTTGTTGAGCGGCGCGAACACTTCGAGGTTCCCGCATGCCTGTCGATTGAGGAAATTATCTCCTTCTGCGACCTTACGCCTGTTCGCCTGCATGTCACGATCGGCGGCCATGTTATCGAGCCAAAGAATTGGGCGCGCGTGCGCGTTAAGCCGGGCGTGTCAGTCGCCATCGTCAAGGTGCCTGGCAAGGGCGCGTTGCGCGCGATAGCTGGCCTTGTTGTCGCCCTTGTTGCCGCCGTTGCGGCTCCGTGGCTGGTTGGGGCGCTATTTCCAACGTTGACCGGTGCGGCGGCCTCAGTCGCAACCGGGCTGATCGGGGCCGGCATCTCAATTGCTGGTTCGCTGGCAGTCAACGCTCTTTTCCCGGTAGCGAAGCCAACAAGCAATCTTCCCAATGCGACAACTTTGTATTCGATCGGCGGCGCCCAGAACCAGGCAGCGCAATATGGCGCTATCCCGGAGATCTTCGGCACGCACCGGATCTCGCCGCCATATGCAGCTGGCGCTTACACGGAACTCGTGGGCGATGACCAGTATCTGCGCATGCTGTTTGTGGCGGGCTATGGTCCGATCGCCGTTTCGGATATCAAGATCGGCGAGACGGCGATCTCGAAATTCGAGGATGTCGCATATGAGGTCATCGAAGACCACACCGTTACCCCGCCGACGCTCTACACCAAGCCCGTCTATCAGGAGGATGTTTCCGTCGAACTGGATGCTGATACCGGATGGGTACAGCGCACGACGGCCGACAACATTGATGAGCTCTCCGTCGATGTCAGCGCCCCAAACGGAGTTTACCGGCTCAAGGCAAAAGACGGTTCACGCGTCAACTATTCAGTCGTGATCGAAGCTCAATACAAGCTTTCGACCGCCAGCACATGGCTTTCGCTCGGCACCTTCGACCTGACGTCGAACTCGCCGCAAGCGATGCGCCGGACGCTGAGGAAGGCGGTTGGCCGCGGCAAGTATGACGTCCGGCTGAGCAAGTCGTCTCCGGATTACAGCGGAAAGGATACGGTAGTTGAAACCGTTTACTGGACCGCTGTCCGCGGGCGGCGCAACGAGCCGGTGATCAGCTTTCCGAAGCCGCTGACGCTGATCGCCATGCGGATCAAGGCGACCGGGCAGCTCAACGGCACGGTCAATACGCTGAATTGCCTTGCAAGCCCGAAAATCCGCGCGTGGAACGGGACGACATGGTCCTCGGGCCAGGTCACGCGGAACCCAGCCGATCACTTTCGGCAGGTCCTGCAGGGCAACGCTAATGCTCGCCCCGTCGACGGCACCTCGATCGACCTCGTCAGCCTGCAGGACTGGCATGCATATTGCGAGACCAACGGCTTTACCTTTGATCTCGTGGCGACCGAGCAAACATCTGTCTATGAACGCCTTACGGAAATCGCGGCAGCAGGTCGCGCCGCCGTTTCTTTTCGCGACGGCCGATGGGGCGTGGTCTGGGACGTTGCGGATTCGCCAATCGTACAGCACTTCTCGCCGAGGAACTCTTCGAACTTCTCTTCGGTGCGCGGCTACGCGGATCTGCCGCACGGCTTTCGTGTTTCATTCATCAACAGGGAAAATGGTTACCTAAACGATGAGCGCGTCGTTTATGACGATGGCTATACCGAAGCCAACGCCAAGAAGTTCGAAGGTCTTGATTTCCCTGGTGTCACCGACAAGGATTTGATCTGGAAACACGGGCGCTATCACCTGGCGCAGTTGAGGCTGCAGCGTGAGACCTATTCACTCGATACTGATTTCGAGCACCTGGTCTGCACTCGTGGCGATCGCGTCCGCGTGAACCACGACGTCGTGCTCTGGGGCGCCGGTGCGGCACGGGTGCGCTTGGTCGGTTCGTCGCCCGATAGGGTCGTGATCGACGATCTGTTTACGATGCAGGTCGGCAAGACTTATTCAATGCGATTCCGCGCTGCTGATGGCTCGTCGATCGTCCGAACGATCACAGGCGTCGACGGCGAGTTCAACTCGTTCCAGTTCTCCGACACCGGTGGTTTGCCGGCGCCTGGCGACTTGGTTATGTTCGGTGAGAATGGCTTTGAAAGCGTCGTCCTGCGCGTCAAGAGCATCACAGCGAAGCCTGATCTATCTGCCCGCCTGGAATTAGTCGATGACGCGCCAGGCATCATGCAAGCCGACAAGGGCGAAATCCCGGAGTTTCAAACGGGCATCGCGCCGACGCCTGATTATCGCGCCTCGGCGCCGACCGGTTTTTCCTACGTTGAGACGGTTTGGACGACTTCTCCGGCGACATCGGCGATCGATATGGCTTGGCAGGCGCCCGATGTGGGCGCCGCGGCGTCCTATATCGTGCAGTATCGAGCCAATGGCGATGCGCAGTGGATCACGACCTCAAGCGTTAGCGCGCCGGCGATCCGCCTCGTCGATCTCGCGACCGGTGTCTATGACGTGCGCATACGGGCGGTCTTCGCCAACGGCGAGCTGTCGGACTTTCTGACTTCGTCGTTCACTTGCGCGATCTTTGCCAGCAATCCGGCGGACATTGAAGACTTCCGTGTGGCTATCAACGGCGACATCGCGATGCTGCAGTGGACGCTGCAGGCCGACCAAGCGCTCTCCCATTGCGAGATCAGGTTCTCGCCGGCGGTAACTGGCGCCACCTGGCAAACCGCCTCGCAGCTCCGCACGAACGTTGTGGGCTCGCAAGCGCAGGTCCCGGCGATGGTCGGGACTTATCTGATCAAGGCCGTGAACTATGCCGGACTGATGTCGGTGAACGCGGCGCTGGTCGTCAGCACGGTCAATCCGCTGACCGCTTTCAACGCGGCCGAGGCGCTGCAGGAGGATCCGAGCTTTGCCGGAACCAAGACGAATGTCCTGGTGGCCGGCGGCGCGCTGCGGCTCGACACCGGGGCCGATATCTTCGAACTTGTTGATTGGTTCTCGGTCGACGATTTCTTCTTGTCGATCGGCGGTTATGTCAGCGAAGGCGTTTACGAGTTTGCAGACATCGTCGATCTCGGCGCCTCCTACACATCTCGTGTCTCGGCAAACGTCAGCGCCTACGGCGAGTTGGCAAGTCTGGACCTGTTTACGCGAACGGACTGGTACGGCGTGCCTGAGTACTTCGGGATAGCGTCGGATTCACTATGGAATGTTCGCGTCGAGGTCTCTTCGACCGACGACAACCCTTCTGGAACGCCGACGTGGAGCGATTGGGCGGAGCTAAAAACGGCTGACGTGTCGGCTCGCGCCTACAGCTTCCGCGCTAAGCTCTTGTCGATGCAGGCCGATGTGACGCCTGTGGTCGAGACGCTAGGTGTCACCGTCGACATGCCGGATAGAGTCATCGCTGAGAATGATCTGCTGGTGACGACGTCGGGCCGCACGATCAACTTCTCACCTGCCTACTACGTGCTGAGCGGCATCGCGATCGCGGGGCAGGATATGCAGACCGGCGACTATTCCGAAATCACGGCCAAGACCGCTTCGGGTTTCACCATCAGATTCAAGAACTCGTCAGGGACGCCAGTAGCGCGGACCTTTGACTACGTGGCGAAAGGTTACGGATACGTACGATGAGTCAAGCAACGACCTTTAGTGTGCCAACAACCGGGCCGGCAACGCCAAGCGCCATGGCCGCCCGCATGGACGACAGCTTCAGGGCTCTTCTCAGTGGCCATTCTGGCGCCTCGCGGCCGTCTTATGCGGTGGCAGGGACATTCTGGGTCTCCACCGCCGCAGCTGGGCAGCTGAAGCTCTACCTCTACGACGGATCTGACGACGTTCTACTGATGGTGCTCGACACGGCGTCCAACGCTATCGTTTGGAGCGGCTTTGGATCGACCATCAACGGATTGACTGCAAAGACGGCGGCCGTCGGGACTGACAAGCTGGGGATATGGGACAGCGCGGCAGGCGATGCGAAGAGCCTGACACTTACCGCTCTCGGCACCTTCCTCGCGCCGCTACTCGGCCCCGACTTTGTCGAGGGCGGTATCGTGCTGCCGAACGCGTCGTCGCCGCTGACGCACCTTGATATCGCCGCCTTCAAAGTGAAGGCGCTAAGCAAGGTGGCGATCTCGGCCAGCACGCTGACCAAGAACATCAACGGTACTTGGGTGGCCGGCAATGGCGGCGGTCTCGATACCGGCACCAAGGCGGCGAACGCTACCTATTTCGTCTACGCCCTGCGTAAACAGTCGGACGGAACCGGCGAAGTGGTGCTTTCCACGTCGGCCACGGTGGGCGGTGTCGGCGTGTCACTGCTGAGCGGCTACGATGTCTTGGCGCCGATCGGCGTCGCCCTGACCGACGGCAGCTCGAATATCCGGGAGTTCATTATGAACACCCGCGACGAGTACACCTTTACGTCGCCGGTCAAGGATGCGGTCAGCCTGAGCGTTTCCTCGACGTCTGCACTCTTGGCCCTGACGGTGCCGAATGGCGCCAAGGTGGAGGCGAAGCTTAGGTTCCAATTTTCCGCGTCGGCGACTACCGCATCTGCGTTGCTTCACGATCCAGCGCAAGGAACACTCGTGGCCGGCATCGGAAACGACGGCGCTAACGTTGGCGCTATTCAGGTCGCCAGCAACTACGCTGTCGGGTCCGGAAGGATTTGGACGAATACCAGCAAACAGATCCGGCAAGTCTCCGGCGCCCCTGGTAGCCTTTGGGTCTGGACCGAGGGCTTCATATTCCCCTGCAAAAGGATTGGCTGATGCCTTATGTGATGAGAAACGCCGACGGCGACATCTGTGGTCTTCTTGAACAGCCGCAGGAAGGCTTTGCTGAGGAACTGCTGGCGCCCGACGACGCTGCTGTCGTCGCCTTTCTGGGCAAGCCGTTACCGGTGGCATCGGTGTCGGCCCGCCAGTTCAAGCTTCAACTCCTGGCGGCAGGGCTGCTCGATAGCGTGGATGCATGGGTGGCGCAGCAACCGCGCGATGTCCAAATCGCCTATGAGTATTCCGGCACCTTCGTTCGTAACTCGCCAATGATGGAAATGGGCTTTTCTGCCATGGGATTCACTCCGCAGCAGATCGACGGCTTCTTCGTTGCGGCCGCCCAGCTATGATCCTCCGTTACCTAGCCTATCTCCCGGCTAACGTGGCGTTCGTGCTGCTGTCCTATCTGCTGTCACCGGCTCTTGCTGGCGTCTCGCTTCTGACCGGCCCATGCCTGCCCGGCGTGCTGCAGTGGTTCTCGACGCTCGATGCTGATCTGGATGGCGGCGTGACGCAGCGGGTGAGTGGATACAGGCCAGGCCTCACCGGCTGGCGCCTTTGGTGGCAGCGCACGTGCTGGATCTGTCGAAACCCGGCCCACGGCTGGCAGTCGGAACTGCTTGGTATGCCGGCGGCCGGATCGGCCATCATTCAAGCCCGGCTCTGCTTAGATCCAAACCAGCAGCTGTATCTCATGAAGACAGCCGCCGGCGTTCCGTTCTTCTGCTTCAAGCGTGACCAGCCGCTCGGCGGCGGCTTCTATGTCAAGCTGTGGTTCGGCTGGGTCAACAAGGCCTACGATGGTCAAAACCATCACTACGCGTTTCAAGTCGGCCTGAAGCGGGCTTAACCCACCCCAAAATCCGGAGCCATCCCATGCTTCGCAGGCTGATAACCAGCACGCGTGACGCTGTCGCGCGCGTGCTCATTCCCGATGCAGCCGGCGTTCTTAAACGCGCCTGGTCGCTCCGCCTCATCGAGCTCGCCGCGATTGCCGACGTCATCCTCAACGTCGTGCCGGTCATCGGCGACTACCTGCCGTGGTGGCTGACGCTCGCACTACTCGGCGGCGCGTATGTCGCACGGCTGCTCATCCAGAAGAAGGAGCCCGCCAATGGCGACAAGGCTTAGAAAAACTGGTGGCGGTCTTGCCGCCATCACGCTCGCCGGCGCTCTCGCTGTGCAAACCGTCGGCGGTTTCGAAGGGCTGCGGCTCTACGCTTACCGCGACGTAGTCGGCATATGGACGGCCTGCTACGGCGAGACAAAGGGCATCAAGCCTGGCATGAAGTTCTCCAAGGCAGACTGCGACAACCTGCTCATAGATAGCCTTGTAGAGCACGAGGCCGGAATGCGCGGATGTCTCAAGGCGCCGGATGCTCTTCCGATCCAAACCTATATCGCCGGCGTGTCACTGACCTACAACATCGGCCCGGGCGGCTTCTGCGGCTCCACTGTGGCGCGCAAACTGAATGCCGGAGACATCCGCGGCGCCTGCGACGCCTTCCTCATGTGGGACAAGGCAAAGGGTCGCAAGATCCCAGGCCTGACCAAGCGCCGTGCGGCTGAACGGGCGCTCTGCCTGCAAGGAGCCACGGCATGATCGGCGCGCTCGCAAAACTCATTGGCGTCGACAAATGGCTTGTCGGCGTGGTCGCCGCATTGGCGGTGGCCGGCGCTATCTTTTGGGCCGGCTTAACAGTCTACAACCGGATTTATGATTCCGGATATCAGGCTGCAACTGGAAAATTCACCGTGCAGATCGCCGAGCTGAAGACGGACTTCGCTAACCAGCGCGCCGCGGCCGCAGCGGCAGCCAACGTCGAGCTCGAGCGGCAGGCCGCAGTGCAGAACCAAGCCAAGGCGCGCGAGGCCGAGCGCATCGCAGAGATGCAGGCCGAAACCGAATCCCTGAACCAAAAGATTGAGGAACTGCAGCGTGAAGCTAGCGAAGATCCTGATGCTGGCCGCATTGTGCTTGGCGCTCCCAGCGTGCGCCGTATCAACAAGGTCCGATAGGCTGGTTGTGCTGCCGCCGTCGCCGAAACTGGCGCAGCCAGATACCGCGTTGACTGCCAAGTGCCTAGGCCCGGTAGACCTCGGCGACAAGCCGATGACGCAGGCGCAGCTGGAGCGCTTGTGGGTGACAGACCGCGAGCGTCTGCTGTCCTGCATCCGGCGCCACATGGCGCTGCGCGACTTCTATGCCGACCGCGACGCGGCGCTGGAGGGCGGCAAATGACCGGCCCCGAAATCATGGCTGTTGTCGGCTTCTTCGTCATGCTCACCGGTGCCGGTTGGCGCGTTTGGGCTCGCGTCGAGGCCAAGGTGAAGGTGGCTGAGGACAAGGCCGACAAGAACACGGCAGACCTTGCCGCCCATAAACTTCATGCTGCGGAAACGTTCGCCACCAAGGCGGGCATGCAAGAGCAAACGACCCAAATCATGCGCGCCATCGAGGGCGTCGGCAACCGTATCGACGGCGTGCACGAGCGGCTAGACCGCCTCTACGAAAACCAGCCACGGCGCACCACCTCGCGCGGCTGACGCACTCGGCCACACCCGGCCAACCAAACACCACCACATTTCAGGAGACTACCATGGCTTTCTCAGGCCTTCATGTCGTTTGCGGTTATCCCGGCTCTCTTTTCGCTCGAGACAAGTCTCAGGCCATCCTCGGCAAGATCGCATGGAGCGAAGCGCCCGCCACCGGCGTGACTTCCACCAACAGCGCGCCGGGCGAAAGCGCCGGCTCCGGCCAGGCCATCTTCCGCATCCGCGCCGCTGCGGACTCGTGGGTGTCCATCGGCCCAGCGCCGAACGCGACCAGCGGCAACCGCTTCCTCGTGCCGGCTTCCCTTGACTATGACGTCTACGCCGAGCCGGGCGACAAGTTCCAGTGGATCGCCGCGTAACATGGCGGGGCTTCGTCATTCATTGAGAAGGGGGCCGGCGCTTGCGTCGTCCCTGACTTCTCTAGGCGTGCGCGCCCGCGTCAGTGGCGGGGGTGGAGGCGGCGGCGTGTCCCGCAGCGTCGACGTCCTCATCAATGGCGCAACATGGCCAGGCCTCTGTGCCGCCATGCGCGCTAAAGAGCGTGGTGTCAGCGTCCTCGTTGTCGAGTGGAGCGATACCATTGGCGGCATGCTGGTCTCCGGGATTCAGTTCACGGATGCCCAGTCCTCCCCCAATATGCTTAGGGCCACTGTGCCCAAGTCCTCGCTGTCCAACCTCTTGTATAGCAGGCTTGCGTCCGATTATGGGTTCAACCAACAAGCCTACTTTAGGGACTACTCCTACGCCTCGGAGAGCAAGCAGACGTTGGTCCGGGTGATGGAGATGTTGACACAATATGGTGTCGAGGTAATCACCGGCAAGGAGCTTCTGTCCCTTACCAAGTCATCAACGGATATCACCAGGGCCACCTACACGGGCCTTATCGTCAATGCCGCACAGTACATTGACGCCTCCTACACGTCTGATGCGTTGGGTATGTCTGGTGCTGATTACTACCTTGGTGGCGAGGCCGCAGCCCTCTATGGGGAAACCGCGCAGTCTGCTGGTTGGCTGGTGACAGGGGTGACGCAACCCACCAACCCCATCGACCCATACATCATCCCCGGTGACAGCACTTCAGGTCTAATCAAATACGTCACCTCAGCGTCCGCTTCCCAAGGTTCGGCGGTCCCCAACAAGCCCCAGTGGCCCGGCTTCCGCCTGAGCATAACCAACACGGCAGGCAAGAAGATACCCATCCCGGCCCCGGCAGCCTACAACCCGGCTGACTTCGAGCTGCATCGCCGTGACGCCATCGCGAACCAGTCCGCCCGAACCTCGGTGACCTCGTTCCTCAACTTGCAGACAACGTGGCCAGCCATTCCTTCTAAGACCTCGGGGATGACCAACAAGCGCGATGCCAACAACGGGACTATCATCTCGCTGGACTGGCCAGATGTTGCCCTGATCACGGAGTACTTCACACCTGGGTGCACCAAGGCCAGACGGTTGGAGATCGAGGAGGCGGCTTGGCAATACACGCTTGGATATCTGTACTTCCTGGCCAACGACAGCGCGGTACCGGCAGCTGTCCGAACTGACATGCAGAACTATGGCTTCGTCAATGACGATTACCTGGCCACCAATGGCCGCCCACCTTTGATGTATGCTCGTGAGGGTATCCGGGCGGTAGGCGTCTCACCCTTCGCGGCCACCTCCCTCGCGGCTCTAAACTCTGTGACTGATCCCATTGGCCTAGCCTACTACCCGATGGACAAGCATAACCGCCAACTCATCGTGTCCCTGAGTGGGGGAGCCCACGTCATCCGTGAGGGTGGTACTCCGAATAGTGGTAGTGGCGTGGCGATTGGTGCACGCATCCCGATGAAAGTGCTGGACCCAAAGAAGACGCAGGTCAGTAACTTGCAGGTTCTCTGGGGCTTGAACTGCTCGCAGATGGCCTATAACTCCCTACGGGTAGAGCCCCTGGTCGCCACCCTAGGCGAGGCAGCGGGCATCAGGGCAGCGCTGGCAGTCCAGACAGCAACCCCGGTGCAGGACGTTCCGTACGCCTCCGTGGCCGCCATCCAGAACCTTTATGGCCTCAATGAGCCTAACGCCATAATCATCACCAGCGATCAGGTCACACGCGTAAGCCCACGGTGA